AGCTCTTACGTCATAATGATTTTTGAGTTCATCAATGTTAGCAATGAAACTCTGTGCAATTAGAAGATCATCAATGTTGATAATCTTTTCGTTTGCCTTGATTTGGTTAGCACCAACAAGAGGAGTTCCTACTGTATGGTATGCAGCAGTAGCAGTTCCTAATACTGGGAACTGTGCTGACTTACCACTTGTGATAGTACGAACTGAATGAAGTTGCTCGTTAAAGATATTGTTTCTGGCAAACGCAGTTAGCACTTCCCCAGAGAATACCTTTAAAAACAGGGCATCAAATGATGTACCTGTATTGTTGACCAAACCAAGACGAGATACTGTGGCGTTAGCCATAGGAAAACTCCTTGATTAATGTTTACAAATTTGAGAAACTAACTTCGTTTCAATCCTTTCTCTCAAGTGGTATCTGACGCATCAGGCACAAGGATATTTAGATTTCTACTCTGTTAATTTATACAGACCCACAATTCCACTTGCGTAATGCAAGAGCTTTGCGAGTTAGCTTGCCATCTTTTTTTAATGGTCCTTTTACCTTCGACATTCTGGCACAAAAAGATTTTCTTCTACCTTTCTCTGTCTTGGTTAGACCTGTCTTTTTAGTAACAGGAGCTTGCAAGTTTCCACCTGTTGCTCGGTTGTATTTTCTACGACCAGAAGCAGTAAGACCACCAGTAGGGTCTTTATCCTTCTTGGTCATTGATACACCCTTAGACATAAAAAATGTAAGCTATTTAAAATATAACACTATTACGCAATCTTTAAACTATTGCGGTTATTTTTCTTGCGTCTGTGCTGGTAAGCTATCTTCTTTGAACTGGTCTTGCTTGCTTTGAATCTTCTCTTCTCTCCACTACTCATTTCTTTTGTAGTCTTTGGAGTATCTTTACTAACTCTTTTTGAAGGTCTGCAAGCAGGGTAGCCATTACGCTTCTCTCCTTTCTGCCGACCACAAGGCTTACCTGTTTTTACATCTACCCATTCTTCTTTAAACCATCTGCGTAAACTCATTTGCCTACTTCTTTTTGTGCTGCTGTATGTGCAGCTTTAAATGAAGAACCCTCACGCATAAGTTTCTTCATCATGTCCATGTGTTTTTTGGAATGATGCTTTGAATGTTTGTTGAGAGTAACTATTTGTTTAGGTGTTAGCTTTGCCATTTTTCTTTTTCTTTTTGGAATTTTTAGACAAGATCATAAAATCTTTTCTGGTAATTTTCTTATCACCATCAACATCTAGTTTGTACTGTTTTCCTTTTAGTGGCATGATTAGGCAACCCTCAATGATTTTCTTGTGTAGCCAGAGGCAGTTCGCTTCTTGCCATCTGGTCCTTTGACCTGTCCTTTACAGACTTTAACAGCATAAGCATTAGCGTAAGCAGAAGGGTAAACCTTGAACTTACGCTTTGCTGCTGACTTACCTCTAGCACATAACTTAGTCATTAGCCGAATACATCACTACCAGCTAAACGTCTTTGTACGTCTTCTGTGTAGGTAACATCTTTACCATATCTCTTATCAGACATAGCAGCTACTACTTCTTGTGTTGACCTATAAGGTGTAGGTCCACTTGTTGCAGCACGACCAGAGTAAAGACTTGGTTCAACTCCCATAGCGTTTTGGTATCTAGTATATAGTCCTTGTACCATCATACTAAGTTGTGGTCCAGACATTGTGTTTGTTGCTTCATTGAAAGCTTCTATCTCTGGCTTGGATAAATTTTCTAAAGCCCAACTAACCATCTTGCCATAGGCTTCATCTCCACCTATAGAATCTCTAATACCTTTTACTTCTTCCTGTGCTAGTTCTTCTGCTGCACCTTCTTCGCCTTCAATGTATCCTCTTTCAACTGCCACTCCTTTTAAATAAGAATCAACAGCATTGGCAGATAAGCCAGCATCTAATAGAGACTGATACATTTCTTCTGGTATCTCTCCTTCGTTCTTATCAAACTCAGCAGCTATCTTATATGGATCTATATTGTTTTCTTTAAATAGTTCTCCTAAGATTTCTCCATAGTTTTCATTTACAGAATTGTAATCTACAGTTCCATCTTCTTGGTAATAATCTTTATAAGATTCTGGTACTCCTGTAGTTTCTTCTTCAGATACTTGATCTTCTTCTGTAACAGAACCAAGCTTACCTTCTAGTTCTTTGTAGCTGTTTGCTAAATCTTCTACAGTTTTAAACTTACCAGCATACAAACCATTCTCATCTTTCAGACCTTCAAGATCTTGTTGAGACATTGGTGGTGTTTCAGATACTTGTACTTGTGATGAAGTCATAATTTTTTTTGGTTAGTTAAACGTCATTGTATTACCATTTTTGGTCTTGACCACCTTTGGTTCTGTTGGTGCAGGTGTATCGTTAACACCTAGTTCGCTAACGACTGCTTTTTCAGAGACAAACTTTCCGTCTTCATCTCTTTCTCTAGGCTTCTTGGTTGGCATCAGGTGTTCCTCCTTGTTGTTGTAGTTGTTGTGCCTGTGCATCAGCTAAACCTGCTTCTGCATTTACTTTAGGATCAAGCAAACGTGAACCTAAAGCAGCAGGTCCAAGACTTTGAATAAGCTGCTGTTGTTGTGCAGCTTGTTGTTCTGCTTGGATCTCTTCCTGTGTTTTTACTAGGTTAGCAGTATCTATACCGATACTGGTAGCAAGACGTTTGACCGCTTCATCTACATTTACGTACTGTCTCATTACATCTGGTCCTAATGCTTGAGCTACAGTTCCAATAAACTCAATAAGTTTATTTCTATCATTACCCCTACCAAGACCTTGAAGTCCTGTAACTATTTTAGGTTTGACCAGTTCATCAGGCAGCTTGGGAACTTTACCTTGTCTTACTAATAAGTGCATACGTCTTCTTAGATATGGTAGTTGGAACTCTTGGGTCAAGATACTATAGATACCACCAAGACTGTTCTCTAGTTCTTGTGCCATAAGATTTATCTCGGCTGCTGTTACTCTTTCTGCGTCACGCTGTACTGATCTTGCCATCAAGAAAGCAAACTCAAGTCTTGCTTCTATTCTTTGTATTGCACTAAAAGCAACAGAGAAATCTGCACTCTTACCTACTTGCATGACAGAAATATCTGAAGCAGCACCTTCTCGAATAGCTCCATTGGGTGCTTTAGCTATAGTTGCTGCCCTTGTAATTCCATTTGGATTGACTAGAAATAATGTCTTAGCACTAGCAGCAGCACCTTCAATTATTGCTTGCATCAAAGACTCAAGACTAATTAAGTCTCCTCTGTATTCTTCAACATATCCTCTACCATAATCTTCTCCATCTACCCGAATGAACCTGAGAGGAATAAAGGGAGTAACATCTACCTTTGATCTGCCATCTGTGTTTGGTATCTTTTCTCCTTTACATTCTTGAAACCAGAAGAAGTCATCATTCATTCTTTTGATTGATGTATATATATCCAAGTCCCCCTTCATCATATCTGCGTCATAGTTCTCTTTCTTCTTAATCTGTTCTAAGAACTCAAGAGGTAGAGCCTGTGGGTGTACTGTTTCTTTGATAAGGATTTCTAAAACATTACCAACCTCATCACGCTTACAGACAAACTTAGATAGTGGATATACTTTCAGTCCTTTATCTGTCAGATATAACAAGACGTTACCTGATACTACAAGATGCTTGAGTGCTTCAAACATAGCAACTCTATCGTTAGATATTTCTATCTGATTCATCAAAGCATTTTCTATTGTGCGTAGTCCTTTATCTATCTCACTCTGTAATGCTTCTTGTCCTTGCTTTCTTATTTCAAGGTCATCTATTTCTAGTTTAAAAAATGCTGTGCTTGGTGGTAGCAAAGTCATTAATAATTTATTTGATAAAGAATTAACTCCACGACTACCTGTTGCTTGAAAGGGTGTTTTTATTCTTGCTCTAGTACCTGATGTCTGTTCTGGTATCAGACTAGGTATGGTTAGCTTAGAAGATTCTTTTGCTTCTCTATCATAGACAGACCTGCTACTGACAAGTGCTTCGTATCTACCTGCTGCTGTCGTTCCTTGTGTGGAGTATTCCATTTTATGAATAGTTTAAATTACCTGCATTAGTGCTATTAGCAAGCAGAGGTATTTGTAAAGACCTAGTACCTAATCGTCTTGGTGCTATAGCCCTAGCCATTCTTCCACCTGTAACTTTCTGACCTGTCTTTTTCTTTTTAGGTTGACCCATAGTTCTATCATCACTAATGGCAACCTTTCTTGCAGTAGGTTCTATAGCAGAATCAACTGGTTCTGGATCTGGTAAAGGTGGTGGGCTTGGGCTTCTGAAACACATAATTAAACTCTCCCTGCGGATCTAGACATAGACTTGTTATTCATTCTAGCCTTTGCTAGGCTTTTTGCCTTTGCTTTATTTTTAGCAAGGTTAGCTTTTTGTTGTGCAGTTTTATTACCACCTCCACCACTACTTGTAAGTTTCTCAGTAGTTGTAAGGTTAGGATCTACATAAGTTCCTTCTTCTTTCTGTCTTTCTATCTTTAAAGTCTCTGTCGCTTTCGCTGTATCTTTAGGATCATCAACTCCTGTCTGTGTACCAGATATAGTTACAGGTCTATTCTGATATTCACGTTTAGGTGTAGTCATTCTACCGCCACCGCCAAGACACATAGCTAGTTCTCCAAGACTCTGTTAGTTAACATAGTTTCTTTTTGTCTTAGTTGCTGTTCAATTAGATAGTCAACAACCGACCTCTGCCCTGCACGATACCACACTTCTCGATCAGAAAGCGATAGGTCTGGGTGTCTGTTAGGAAACACAGCATCTAAAGCTTGTATAAGTTCGTCAGTAATTACAGGTAAAGACACAAAAATTAAAGAGCTATCTTTATATTATATGTTAATGTGAAAGTAACAAGGAGTGGTTACCTTGTTGCAACGCTAAGAAAACCTCTAGGTAAGTGGTTCTATCTAGGGGTTTTCTTTATGGAAACCTATGCTATATTGTTTATTAAGTAACCAGACCTGATACAGAGTGGATTAAGTTCCACCTCCTCACTTTCAGAGCGTCAGTTACCTACTAAGTAACCAGACCCATTATTCAAACAGTTAAATCTGTTACTGCTCTGACGGAGCGTCAGTTGCTTATATACAAAGAAGCACTAACAACCCATGCTACTGCGTTGTTGGTGCTTTCTTTTATGGATTCCAAAGTTTTACTTCACCTGTATTGTAATCATAATCTCCTTCTCGCAGTATCCTTGTGAGTCTTGCGTTCAAGATAGCATCAGCAATCGTATAACCTTTCTTAGTGTATGTCTCCTGTACCTTAGACCATAGTGCTTCTTTGGTATCAGGTGTTTTAGCTAGTGTCTTTGAAGCTGTAACCATACCCATACCTTTGATACCTAGTATCCCATCACCAGCATCACCAGCTAACGACATCTCAAACCAATGCCTGTCTGCTTTTTTATTAGTGATATGTTCTATCGAATCATCAGCTATAAGTTTGCATGGTAGTGTTCTCATATCTTTATCTACTGAAACTATTATCGGGTCTTTATATCTGCCATTGGTAGCGAGCAAACCAAGTACGTCATCACCTTCTAAGTTTTCATAAGCAACAGTTTCATATCTTTCTTTTACTTCTTTGATAACACTCTTAAGTGCTAGTGGTTTGCGTTTACCTATCCTGTTGATCTTGTACTCAGGGAATATCTCATGTCTGAATGTAGGGTAAGAAGTAAAGCACATAACTATGTCATGCTTACTGTCAGCAATACTTCTATAAACATCTAGTCTGTTTTCTATTAGGTTCAATATGTCTCTTTCATCAGAGTAAAGAGTATGCTCCCAATCATTCCATCTTGTGTCTTGTT